CCAGCAAGGAGCAGCCTTTCCCATCTGTGCATCATACATAGCCATAGCAACTTCTGAATCTTCAGGCTCAACCATTAATGGTGGGATCTGTACATACATAGACATTGCACATGCAGTATATAGTCTTGTTGCTTCCCATAATCCGCTTTCTTCTTGTTCAAATAATTGAATCATTACCGCAGGATTTTCTGCACTTGCTTCCATATAATATTCTGTTCCTGGATTACCAAGAGCACCTTCATACATAACATGTACTACTTGCCCTATGTGTGTATCTCCTTCTCCACCGTGGGAGGTCATTGCGAAATCGCCTTCTTTTAACATATTAATAGTATACCATACTAACCAGCAAGCCTATTATGAGTCCTTATTCTGTGACAGTTGGCACAAACCACTTCACACTTTTCGATCTCTTTCTTTATAGCCTTCCATGAAAACCCATCATGAATCATTCTGGATATGTTGTATTTCTTATCTCTTACATGATCAAAGTCTAGGATTATATGGTTACCAACACCACAGTCTACACAGCCAGAATCCTCTTTTATCTTAGCAAGCATCTTCTTATACTGCTGCTTATTATAATGGTCTAACTCTTTGTCAGTCATTGTTATTATTATACCGCAAAATATTAGGTCCCACACAAGCAATTCACCTGACTTGCGCCACGGTCTCTATCCAATGGGTAACTAATCCATCACTAAGGTCCTGTGTGGGACACTTCTATTATACTCCTACTTTGAACTTATCTCTGCTGCTCTTGCTTTTGAGAACTTTAGCATGGTCCCTCTGATTGGGGAGTAGCCAAGATCTTCAGCCTTCTTCCCACAGGTATCGAGCATAAAGTTAAAGAACTTTTTAACTGAATCATTCTTTGAGTTCTTTTCTTTGTATGCTACGCCGTAGGTAAATGTGGATATGTTATAGGATAGTTTGTTGGGGTTTTTATAGTTAATCTTAACTACACCACTCTTATCTGGAACAAAGTCTCCAAGGAATACTGACGCTGCACTTACTGTTGGCTGTATAAACCTTCCAGCCTCATTCTCAACAGACACTGTCTTTAATCCTCTTGCATATGATATCTCGTTATATCCGATAGATCCATTTGTAGTTCCCTGTACCATTGCAATACCATGAGATCCAGAAGCACTGGTCATATAACTCTTAGATATATCTCCAGGGAATGCAGTACCAAAGTTTTTATTCCCTGGCTTGTTCCATATAGTTGGAGCAACTGCATTAAGGTATGAAGTAAAAACCTCTGATGTTCCAGAACCATCAATACGGTATACAACTCTAATTTTTGTTGCTGGTATCTTAGGTAGTCTTGTTCCTATCATGTTTTCTTTTAGTATCTGTGGATCATTCCACATTGTTATTTGTCCCGCAAAAACTTTGGCAAGTGTATCTTTACTCATCTTAATAGTAACTCTATACCCATCAAGTTTATAGATTACTCCAATTGGTCCTGCTACCAATGGAACATATGTAAATTCTTTTGATGGCTTAACTTCTGATCCAGAGTAAGGAACATCTGACATAGCAAAGTCTGTTACTCCATTTGAAAACATATTCTTTCCAGCACCTGAGCCAGATGCTCCATACACAACAGAATCTCCTGTTGATTTCATAAATTCGACCCTGCATCTGTCTATAAAGTTAGCAGCAAATGTGGATCCAGCACCTTGAAGGTTATCAGCATGTGAAGGGGTAATAAAAAAAGCATTAGCAAATATGGCTAATGCTACTGGCAAAGCAATGAATTTAAATTTCATACTTATAGTATATAGGACAAGAGTGTAAAGTTTTGTTATAAATGGTAAACTAAGAATTAACTTTAGATGAATAATGGAGCATTTTATAGACTTACTCAGGTCTCCCAAGGTGCGACCTTGGCTTATCCGTACTCAGCAATAAGGTTGCTATAAGCAACTGCATGTATCATGACGGAATAGTATCTATTATACTACTACTTTACTTGGTTGGTTGTCTTGCCTCCGCCAGATGACTTCTTTGCAGGAGCCTTCTTTGCGGTCTTCTTAACAACCTTTGCAGACTTAACTGCTGTGTCAACCTCTTCAACTGAAGGCATTCTACCGAATGCTGCATCTGCTGGGTTGGCTGCTCTCAACACTACGGGCACGATGGCTCCGAGTAGTGCGTATGCTAGTGTCTGTGGATCTGTCACTCCAGATGCATACAACGCTGTTGCTGCTCCGAGAACTGATCTTCCGTATGACGCTAGTACTGCCTTGATTTGTTCGTTCATAATTTTCCTCCTAGGATATTATTTTTGTTAGTACTGTAAAACCAATCCATAGACCAATAATTCCTGCGACTCCCGCAAAAACTGGTGGTGCTGGTACTGGCAATTTGAATGCAGCAAATACTACGCCACATCCAAAACCTGTTAATACTGATAAGATTACATCTTTCATTTTTTATTTTCCTCTACATATTGTTTGATAAATGGAAGTATAACATTTACTTCTTCTGACGGAACTGCATTAATAAGCATATGATTTATGCCTCTACTTTCAAGAGTCTTTACAAGATCATCAAACTGCTCGTATGTTAGGTAAGCAGTATCAAGAACTGGCTGTGGAACCTCTCCCTTTTTCCAAACTGGTCTGACAACATGGTCTACCAATAGGTTAAGTTCTTCTTCTGTTTTTCTAATAACAGGTGTAATTGCAATCATTACCTCCATACCTTTTAATTCAAGAGGAATTTCTGCAGAACGATGTTTTAAGAAATCAGACCATGCCCCACGAGCATATATGTGGTATGGCAAAATAATTTTGTGACCATATTTTTTTGCTGCTTCAAAAACATAACTGTTTGTTGTTGAGACATAAACATCTAACTTATTTTTGTGGTTTGGGTCACGCCAGTATCCTGGAGAATCTTTATCTTGGTCCATATCATTTAACACTTTAAGAAATTCTATCATGTAGTTTGATCTGTCAAGAGCACTTGCGTTATCATTGACATCTCCAACAACACCACCAACACCATCTTCATGATCTTTTATATACCCAGAGATTAAGTTAATCTGCAGTCTGCCTCTATCTATCCTATCCATAGATCTATTGATCATAGAGAGGTACTGAGGAGATATTGTGTATGGGCGAATTGCAACTAAGTATTTAATCCCTTCGCCTTGCTCTATATCTTTTGCTGTCTTTACAAACATGTCTCCCTCTGGGATATCATGTGTAAACATTACTCCAGAAAAGTTATGGTTATTCAAATTGGATGGGTCTTTTGGATCTTCAGGATTGCCCATCACTCCACCAAAATAATAAAACTTCACTTCATTGCCTCACTATAGAGCAGGTCACACAAATCCACTATCCTACTTTCAGAATTGGCCCATATCTGGGTGCTTTCCTCTTTGCAAGATTCTTCCTCACATATAAACATGTTAAGGTTTTTTGTGTGCTTTAAGACTATCATTACCTTATTCTATCATAGTCTTCTGGTAGCAGTTTCTTTAACTCTTTATATGCCTCAGAAATTTTCTTCATTGAGTGGTAGTGTGGGAATGCTGACCCTACGATCCCGTATTCGTCAAAGTAGGCAATCTCAGGCTCAAGATCAGTAATAAACTTATTTAATGAGTTCTGAACATCTTCAATATATTGATAAGCCCAGTCACGAGAATCTGAAACAAATTTTAAAAAGTCTTCGTTAGACTGGTCTTGGTCTGTTTTACTTGGGCTCCTAGTCAACTGCTGTAGCAACAAGGCCTCTAGTGTTTTAGCAATAATAACCTTGTTTGCCCTTTTCTGTATAACATACAGAGAAAGGAAAAGCAGTGTCAGAGACGACAGAATACATATAAAAATTAATTCAATCATAGTTCTTTACCACCCTCTCTAACTAACAAAACAATTGCCCCATTGTCTTCTAGTGCTTTTTTGACACGGATCATGTACTCTACAGCCTGCTTTTTAAGTTCAACTGTTTCCAAAGACATGAAATCTTTTTCTTTTGCTTTTACAGTAATAAAAGTATCGTTATCAATTATCTGCAAAGAAAATCCTTTTGGGCATTGTAATGACCTAAAGGCCCTTCTCATACTATCTGTATACATATTACTCCATCGTTAGGGACTGCCATGTTATCCCCCAGTCGGTCTTAGTTTTATGGCTAGAGAACTCTTTTGATATTTCTCCATTTTCTAAGTAAACTCCACCCCAGACTCCCCACTCTTTTCCAGATATGCCAACAGAAAAACATTCTTTTCTTACATCGCAATTAGAACACAGCAGGTCTACGGCAGGTCTCAATAGTTCATCTTCTTCATACTTGTCAAAGAATACATTAGTATCATAATCCAAGCATGCAGCATCGTCTTTCCACTCATACTTATTCATGTTACCTTACATACTTGTCAGGTATTTCCCATCCAGTTCTAGAAGCGACAAAAATCTTTTTTAAGTGCCAAGCATTATTTTTTAATGCTCCTTGCTTTGATGTAAATGCCTTATCTGACTTTACCATCTCTACAACATCCCATCCATCCCAGGAAAGGGTGCTGTTTTTGGAAACAATTGCTTCCATTTGTTCAAGAGAACTGATTGATACCATTGTGTGTACTCCTTAGAAGTTATATACGTTTGTGTTAATGTTTTTTGATCTTGATAAATTTACTATTCTAGAAACCTGCTCTTTTGGATTAGAAACAAAAGCAAAATGATTAAAACTGTTCATGTTTTCTTCAATCCATTCGGGAGT